AGGATCGCGTCTTCCTTCTCGGCGAGTTCTTCATCAGTCGGTGCGGGGATTCGGCGGAGTTCCATTACCAGCGGATCCCTTTTTGTTTCATCTCGGCAGACTTATCGCGAAGGTACTTTAGGAAGCGCCGGAGCTCCAATTTGTACTCGATCCAGATCCGATCGAAATCGTTATTACTTCTATGGAACGTCGAGACGATCGTCCCGCCAGCGATGCGTATACCAGCATCGTCAAAGATTTGGGTTCCCTGCTTTATATGATCGAGGACTTCCCGGACGAACTTCTGCGGATCGCGCTCAATCTCATCGGCGAAGTCATGATTAAGTTCGATGATCGTTGTGAAACCCATTACCTAGTCACCTGTTCTTCCCGCCACTGCGACGAGGTAGGAGCCATCTTCGCCATAACCTTCTGTCTGTGCGCCTCCACGATCGGTCCCAGATCCGTCATCTTATCCGGAGTTCCCAACTCCTCCGGTAACTCGACTCGCATCCCCATCGGAATGATCTTTCTGGGCGGGAATTGTACTCTCGCAAGCCACCCAACTAAACCCGCCATCAACACGTCATCATGTCCGAATGTCACGTCCCAGCGCATTCCGAAGGACGTCTCCGCGAGTTTGATCTGAGAAACGAATTCCTCATCATGGGGAACGACTTCACCATCTCGAAGAGAGATTCGGAAATGGTGAGTGAGCATGTGCCTTGTACGCGCGGTGGTTTCGAATCCGATCGACGGTCGATTCGACGTACCAGGTCGTAGTCGATCATCTCGACCCTGCCATCTATACCACCGAGGATATTTATAGTCTTTGAGTAGACGCTGCATGACGGTATTTCCGAGATTGCAGGACGTCTCAGGCGTCATCATCGCGTTATTGAAGAAGCGGCCTAGTTTGTCGAGCATCTCGGCGAATTCGTCCACGCCGGCGCGCTCCTGAAATGCTGCTGCTTGGTGCCCAGTCGTTCCGTTCCAGACCACCGCGGCTGCGAAGTCTCCGTGAAGAGTTCCGCGCGCAGCGTCCGCACCGAGGAAGTACTCATGCCCCGGCTTTGGAGTTTCCCATAATCGGAAAGGACCGCGACCGCTCATCTCGATCCGACCGTTCGGTTGCCTGTGAAGTTCGCACCCCCACTTTGCTTTGCAGACTCCTTTCTCCGCGAGTTCGATCTCTTCCTTGTCGAACGTCGGACTATCGCTCGCTATGAAACTTTCTTCCCACGAGATCGGAAACTCCTGGTGCAGCTTGGCGAGTAGACCCTCGGCCTCGTTCATGTACGCGAGTCGACGCCACGCCATCTGCTCATCGGTAAGTTTGTACTTTGCACGAATCTCTTTTTCTTCCCGACCGTTCTCGTCGTCGGTCGGTCGTTTCAGGATTTCAGGATCGGCGATACACGATGGATCCTCGTACCAAGGGACGAAGAACGCTTCGAACTCCGATTCCTTGCGGACGGCTGCGCGCCAGGTAGTGTAAAAGTCCTCGCCGACTCCAATACGGCCGTTCGCGGTACTCTCGATGAAGCAGAAAAAATTCTCAGCGCGCGGGAGCGTCGGGAGCAGCGCAAGAAACGAACCTTCCTTTTCGTAGTACGCAGCCTCTGATGCCAAAATCGAAGTGAATCCACCGCCGCGTCCGCCGCCAGTAGTCTTAGCGGTCTGAACCGTCATCTTCGAACAGTTCACTTCGTCACCATCGAACAGCAGGAGTTTCGATCTCCTCCAATCGGCCGGAAGACCGATCGATTGGTGCATCCCCTTCGCCATGTCGAGCAGAATCCGGGATGTATCTCCGAGATGCGCGAGCACTCGAGCTTCCATCGCCTCCGCACCGCAGCACTGAGCATTCAGCAGGGCAACGCAGATCGTGGAGATTCCAACACGCCTAGACTTGTCGATGATTACGCGGGGAGGACGGCCTTTCTTGGCCATCTGCTCGAGAAGATCGAGAAACCTATGCTGACAGGGATTCGGATGGAACGGGACGAGTTCCTTGGACTTGTTGCGGATCTTAAGTCGGCTAATGAATTGCCGGACCCGGCTATAGTCGAGTTTCATCCTTCCAAAATCTTCGTAATTTTCTTCGCTCGGTCCTGAAGATCGCGCGCCATTTCGATCGGTGCGTGACCACCGCGGACGAGCACTGCCAACGTCGCGCAGATCACCCGCTGGTTGTCGAGCAGCATTTCTATGCTGGCTTCGATCCGATCGGAACCGTACGACTTTCCGTTCTTCGTTCGGTTCAACGCATCGCGGATCTGTTCGAACTCGTCAACCATCACGACCCCTTTGATCGATTGATCTGCCGCACCGTATCGGGATCCGGCGTTAGAATCTCATTCGGATTCTTCATCAGTAGCTTCAGCGCCTTGCTGAATTCAATGAAGCCGAGTCCGACGAGTTCCGGCGATTGAACGCGGAACACCATATCTCCGACAACTCGGGGACCGTCTGAGGTCATCTGGATCAGAAACCCGCGCGCCTCGTAGGGACCGCCCTCGCAGAGTTCGATCAGTCCGAGGTTGCTCGCGACCACGGTTTTCGGCGTACCGTTCTTTTCGATATCCATTTCTGTCCCCGGCTAGACGGTGTACTTTGCTTTTCCGAAGTTTGAGATTTCAAGTTTGCCCGGAGCGATTTTACAATTCAGGACGAGTCCATCGACGCTACTCATTGCGCCACCGACTAGAGACATCCCGAAAGGAAGGCCGACGAAATGAAACGGTTCGTTGCACTCGGCACAGCGAACGGTGACATCAGCGTGATAAGCAGTGATGGGACCGCCCTCTTCCTGAGTCAGGCGATTGATATCGACCTGAGCCGAGAAGTTCTCATGTTCGCAAATCTTCATTCCTTGAGAGTCGCCCGCGATCGGGTCGCCATGTCGTTGACATAATCCTCGAAGGCGTCGATGCACTTCGTCTTTCCGCACGCGATCACCACCTGCATAATCCCGTTCGGGAGATCGAATGCCCTCCGAGCCTTCGGCTGATCCGATCCTCTGTATGTGAATTCGTGATCGCAGAACGCGCACGAATTCTCCGCCTTCTTCTCCTGTAGTCGGCGATTCTCAATGTGATTCGCGGCAGTCATCAGGCGCGTCGAGAGATCGTTGAAAAGAATGAAGGCGTCTTTGAGCGGAGCTTCCTGAATGAAGCGCTCGAATGCGTTGAATCCGAGCAGTGCCTGGTTACGCTGCGCCGCACCCCATTCTTTCGAATCGACGGCCGCATCCATCAGATCGCCCGGCTTGCGGGCAACTTCCCTTCCTTTATGAGCTCGCGATTCACCATCCTCTTGAAGTTGAGTTTGGTCCGCGTCTCGATCCCGTGACAGGTCGGACACAGGAACGTCCACGCTTCGTCCCGTTCGAGGACTGTTGTCTTGGACGCTTTTCTTGGGTCTCCCCCGACCACGCTTGGGCACTTGGGGTTGCTGCACCTGGGCGCTTCCATTATCGGCACTCGCCTCCGGAGTTTGAGTTTCTGCATTCATCGCTTGGATTCTCTCCCATGAAACTTCTGCTGGGTCTCGATACATGGCGAGATTGTTCTCGCCGGAATTCCAGTCTGGGTTCGAAGCACCTTGGCCGGGGCGGAAACCGGGGGCAACGATACCATCTAGCGCTACGGTATTGGCGAGCGGCTGCGCCGGACCGGGTAAGGCGCCGCGGGATGGTTCGTTGGGTTCGTCGACGGGCATTAGAGTTGTTTCGCGATCCTCTCGACGATCAGTTTTCGGAGAGCGGCGGCTTTTATAGTGAGATAGCCGCCCTCATCTCCCGGTAGGGATCGAAGATACGGCAGCACGTTCTTTTGCAGTCCGTGGAGCGCTTCCGTCAGAGGGTTTAATTCGTTGGCCTCGACGTAACCCGCGTCTTTCTTTTCTTCGGGCATCGGCTGAATTTCTCCTTGCGACAATATTCGCCACAAAAAGACTTAGATAGCAAATGATCGGATTTAATTTCGAATATTAAATCGGACAGCTTCGACCGAACCGGCTGCGTACGACGGCGTTTTTATTTTCCTCGCTCCAGGAATCGTAATACGTGCTCGATCGACTCAGAAGCATCGTCGCCTGATTCACCCTGCTGAGTCGCTGCACCAGAAACAGGACGTACTTTCCATTCGAGCAACGGAAACCATTGAACTCTAGCGGCTCGTCAGGGTGATCGGTGAGTACCACTAGATCTTTGCCTTCGTACTTTCGATTGAGCGAATCCGCGATTCGGAAAGCCTTTCGATATGTCGGTCTCATCAGGTGAACGAACGCGACAACGCAATCGGAGTCGTCCCACGCATCGAGAATCGCTCTCAGGTCTCGGATCGACCGGCCGACGCAGATTCGAGTTTCCGACGCTCGCGCGAAAGGACAGACCGGAAATCCCCCGAATTCCTCGTGCGGTCGAGTGATAACGGTGTCGATCCAATTCCGCACCTGTTCGCGAGGATTCAGGCCGGACATCAGGTCAGTTCTTTTATAAGTAAATGCTGACCGGACTTGGATTCGCGCTCGAAGTGCCATCCGGCAATCTTGAAGCAGCAGCCGGGGTTCGAGCTTCGAATCTTCGCCGGGTCGACGTAAGTGTAGAGACGATTCGGACCCCACTTCGCGAAGGCCATGCGCTCGGCTTCAAGGATAATCTCGGATGACCTGCGCGATGACTCGTTTCGAAAGATCGCGCAGTTATATCCGGTCTGTCCGTCCATTCGCATTGTCGGATCAGGGAACACCCATCCGAATAACACTAGACCTTGCGTGTCACGGAGGACCAACTTTCGGCCGGAATAGAGAAACTGATTCGAGCCATGTGAACGTCTCGAGTAATGACGATCAGCGAGCGCCGCCATTTCGCGATCGAAAGGCGTCGTCTTTACGAGTCCCTCCCAGAGCGGGAGCATCATGAAGCGCACCTCCCCATCACTTTCAGAATCCGCATCTCCCGCCTCA